ATGCCATCTGTACCATCCCATGGCACTGTAGATGCCCACGTACGTGAGACCAAACAGAGTGAGGGGTGAAGCCCACGCATAACCCAAGTACTTCTTGATCTTGTTCCACACGTTGCACCTCCGGTTCTCGCTAAATAGGAGCAGAGAAACAAAGTAAAAACCGGAGGATTTACCTCCGGTGCCTTTATTCTGAATTCTTCTCTTTCATCTTCTTCTTCAGCTTGTCTTCCATCTCCTCGATCCTCTCCTCGAGGTCGTCGATGTTCTTTCCAGCTCGGATGGCCTTGTTCATTCCGGCCTCCATGTCAGTCACCTTCTTGTTGAGGGAATCGATGAGGTTGGCGTAATCGCTGAGATTCCTGTTGGCCTCGTCGAGCTTCATCTGGAGTTCGCGCGTGGAGTTGGAACAGGTGAGGGCGTGACCTTCGCAACGCTTCTTGTTCTCCTCGTTGTTGCTGCTGTTCTTCTCGATCTCCGCCATCTTACGCTCGTGGTTCTGCTTCGTGAACTGGGAGTAGAACTTCCAGGCAGCTCCACCACCGAGGATCGCCATGCCGGCGAGGACGAGAGTGTTTCCACCGATTGGACCCTGTTGAGCGAGACCAAGGACGTTGGGGGTGTCGGCTACACCCACGGAGGCATGATGATCGACTGGTACGGGTGAGTGGACAGGTTGATCGACGACGGTCGAGTCGTCAGGAGGAGCAACAACGTGTGGATTTGACATGGCTTTTCCTTTCGAAGGTTTCGGTGGGTCTATGACAGGCTGAGACTCCTTCGCGGGGGGAGGCTCGTCTTCGTACTCTACGCCGAAGTAGAAACAAGCGCCGGGTAAGACCTGACACTTCTCCATTCCCTCAAACATCGGAACGCACGGTCCCGGATTGATATAGCACTCCTGACCCCTTATCTCGACCGAGGGCGACAGGTTGGCCGGAAATGGAAGAACGGACAGGTCCGGAACCACTTTTTGTGGTGTCTCAGGCCCGTCCGTTGTTTGGATTTCTTCAGACATCGTACGATCTAAATATAGATCGTCGACGATCTTTTACGTATTACTTTTACTTCCCGCCGACAATCTTCGAGACAGGCAATCGTTGCGCGTAGCCTTGCTCTAAGAGCTCTTTATGTCTATCTGAATCTGGCTTCACACGAACTGACCAGCCGCTTACGTAATCTTGAGAATTTCTATTGGTTACTGTTTTGGGTGCTTCAGGGTGCCAAAGTTCAATAGTACCCTTGATGGCAGCGGAAACAGCGATTTTCTTCTTCTCTTTGCTAGGATCGCTATGAATTCCTGTTTTGTTGGCAACAGTCTTCATTGCAGATATCTTTCCTCCCTTGCGGTGCCACTCTCTCCGTTCATCCTCAGACATAGAGGCAAGGTAAGACTTGGCACCAGAGCTGCCAGCTTTAGATTGATGCGCAGACAAACTGGGATCGTTTGCTCGCTTCATCGCTGCTATCCAATTTCTACCACCCGGGGCCTGATTGTAAGAATTTGGGTCTTTCACGACGTCAAGGGTCACGTATTTTATTTCGGCAATCCACTTCTCTTCAGCAGTATTTACAAACTCCAAGATCTCTCTCTTAAAATTTTCTTCTCCGTATTTCTGGAGAGCTTTGATGAGAGAAGTGCCGCTTCCCAAGTAACCATCATCCAAGCGTGATGATGAGTGTACACCAATATAGTATTTTCCGTTAATCAGATTAGTTGTCTTGTAGACGTAGTGAAACTTTTTGTCCTTCATTTACCTTTAAGTATGTCAGACACAGGTTTTTTCCCCCACATTTTGCAAGACCACCACGCTGCCTTGGTCCTGTCTGAGGCGCGCTTTGTTCCACAACCGTGACGTGCCCTGAAGCTCTTGCGAGCCTTTGGATTGTCGCGGCGGATCTCCATACCTTTATCTCCAAAATTGACCTTCTTGACGTTGCCCGTCTTCTTGTCCTTCACGTAAACCTTGAACTTCGCGGTGTCGCCTTTCATAGGTTTGCCGAGCGGGACGTCACGGCCCTTGTATTCTGCCTCGAGCTGAAGACCTTCGCCCATCATTGATGAACTGATGAGCTCGGCGACATGGCTCTTGATGTCTGCTTTCGTCATGCCAAGCTCTGTGGCCCACGTGTTCCACTGAGGATTCAGGGCAAAAAATCCATCTGCGGCATCAGGCGCCATTCCTTCAGGATCATCAAAGGATTCACCTTCAAATCCTGACACATAATCATGAATTGCCGCATCGAGGTCGTGTTCGGCGCCAGCGGGCTCTTCATCCATGTCATCCAAAGACATCGGCAAGGGTTGGACCTTCTGGTACGATGGGTGCATCCAGCTTGAGCCTGCCTTCTGACCTGAGGCTAGATAGACCTCTCCGGTCTCAGAGTCGTAGTACTCATCTTCTGCTACGTCGTTGGGATCCATCGCGGCGATGAGGCTCTGGATCTCTTCCTTCGTGCCTTCAACTTCGTTGATCTCACCACGAAGCATCTCATCGTACATGGCCTCCTGGATGGCATCGTAGTTGAGCTCACACTTTTCCATGAGGCCGGCCGCTTTGAGAGCAGCTCCTTCCGCTACGATGATGCTCAGCACCGACTTGGAGACACCTTCAACCCTACGGCCCATGCCTGACTTGCTTGGGAGATCTTCAGCAGGATCGTAAGGTTCTTTTGCTGCCATTCGCATACTCGCATCGGCAAGCTCTGCGTTGTCTAGATCTGTATAGTATCTTGGGTTTGTTTCGTCATCATCAAGATAATCTTCATCTGAAAAATCACCGTGAGGATCGCCAGAGTTTTCATATGCCTCTCTTGCTTCATCAACAGCGCCTTCGAGCTCCTCGATCGACATTGCCTCGAGCTCGGCCCGTGAATATGGGCAAGCAGCGTCAGCACCGATCATAGGATAAGCTTCCTTCCAATATTCTTGGACGCTGCTGATAAGTCTGTTCTTGAGGTCGTTGTTCTCTTTGAGGATTCTCTTCGTCATAGGCCTAATTATCTAGGTCGGGGGAAGAAGCGTTTGAAAACATTAATCCTTGGAGCGAAGACTGTCCATTTGATCCTGAAGCCACTTAGCCCCGCGCGATATATCTTCTGATGCGGATGCAACCAGCTTCTCAAGCTTTGCCAGATCACCCTTTTCGATCGCAGCTGCCATGTTCACCTCAGCAGCCGTGCGATTGCTCACGTCTCGTCTGTAAACACCTGAGAGAAGTGAGAGAGCTCCGTGATAGTCCCCCTTGAACTCATCGAGAGTGCATCCGAGCTCCTCGACGCGCGCCATGAACTCCGCGAAGGATGCAGGACCTTTGCCGAAACCAGGCATGCCAGGCTGAAATTCAAGATCGTGGCGCTTTTCTTCTTTCAGAACACGAGATATTTCCTCTTTTATGACGGAACGGAGTTGATCGATTGTGATCTTCATGGGCCTAAATATCCTCCCCCCAGAGATTGTCAAAGGAACTCGTGAACTTCTCCCACGACCCGTCCTTCACCATGGAGTTGAAACCGTAACCTGAGAACACGTCCTTGACAACCTGCCAATCTTTAGAAGGAGAAGAAGATGTCATTTGCATTCTGTCCTCATCAGACCACTCGATGAACTTGATGAGATCGTAGTTTCGATTGAAGATGGGCTCGACTTCCGACTTCGCCACGTATTCCTTGAGGAGGACAGGGTCGAGCGCAATCTTCTCGGCGGTCTTGTCACCGATGCCTGGAACGCCCGGAATGTTGTCTGATGCATCGCCGCGGAGGGACTTCCAAACAACGTAGTCGTATTCTGGAGCCTCCACGAACTTCTTCTGTACTGGATTGTAGAGCTTGAGATTAGGATGGTCCTGAAGAAGTTGGATGAAGTCAGTATCGGAGGACACGAGGATCCAATCCACGGCAGAAGATGACCGCTTGATGAGATTGGCGAGCGTGTCATCGCATTCCGAGGTGGCGTGGCGCACCACAGAGACCGGGAAGTGCTTCTGAAGAAGGTCTACGATCACGTCCTTCTGCTTGAAGAACTTCTCCAGTTCTTTCGCCTTGGGATCATCAGGGTCCACCTTGCGGTTGGCCTTGTACTCGCCCATCGCCTCGTAACGATGGACAGGCTTGCCTTCGAGGGCCACGTAGATCCGAGTGGGCTTGAACTGGTCAACCAGTGCCTTGAACTGCCGGAAGAAGTTGAACACGACAGGGGCGGGACCCATCTGGAACCCGCTGCGGGCACGGTGGGCTTGGTTCATGAAGTCAATGGCGAGAATGGTCATGCATCCACCTTATCACGGTTGGTCGAGAGTTTGCACAGATTATTCGAGAGAAATGGAGTATGGAACGTTTGGGAACAATCGTTCCACTTTATCCTGGGCCTCCACGTAGTCCCTGGCGTACAGGGTGAACTCTCGGGTCCCGTCCGAATAGTGCAGGTGTGCTCTCCACTTACTCACGGTTTTCCTCCTCGAAGAAAAACACTTCACAGATGGCGTTCATCACTTCGTTGACGATACTGTCCTGAATCTGTTGTGGACTCGGTTTGTCCACGTGCTTGTGGGCGCGATTGTACCCCATCGTGCAACCCTCTTCGACCGCACGTTGAAGGATCGTATATGATTTTGGCTTGATCATGCTTCTACCTTGATGTACTTCTTGATCGCCTTGTGGTCAGCGCGCTCGACGGGCGGGACGAAATCCATCTCGAGGAGGTCGAAGAAGTCCTGCTCCTCGTACACCGGGAGTTGCGTACCGTCAGGCATCGTGGGCATCGCATCGGTCATGCGGCCACCGCCGGACAGGGTCTTCCAGCGCTTGAACATGCGAGGAACGAAACCGTTGAAGGCATTGCCATCCGCGCCAGATGCGGAACCGGTCCGCATGAGGAAGAGGCCACCCCAATTCTCGGGACTCGCCACGAAGAGATCGAGGTTCATGCCTTCCGCCAAGCGTACACGAACATAACGTGAGTCCATCTTGGGTGTCCACGGAACTACTCCAGGGACACCGGGCTTGATGGTCTGACCGACATCAGAAATGAGACGATAGAGTTTATCTCGATCATCTACGATCGCTACAAGTTCTATGTCTCCCACAGTCTGTTTTTCTCTACGAATTGAGCCAGCAATTTCAATTCGCTTCATTGCCGGCTCAATGTGTTTGAGGACTTTGTCCGCAACTACACGCGCCTCAGCTAGTTCGATCTTTCCAATGCCCATGTCCTATATGTTATCACAACCGTATATCATTTTGCACTGAGGTGTCAAATCGTGGATATTTCCATCAAATATTTTCGCCAATGATCTTTGGCATCTTAACTTTCACAACAGAACCATCAGGCATCGTGACAAGTGACGTATCTTCCTCTTTGACTGGAAGTTTTGCCATGAGATCTGGCAGGTCACTGATGGTCTGCGGACTGCTTTCCACAGCTCCATACCACTCAGATGACTTACTAATCGCAGTGTCAATCAGCTTGTTTATTTGAGAAGTAGCACGATAGACGAGCGTCTGTCTTGCCTTCTCTGCTGTATCAAACACCTCACCTTCGACCTTGTCAAGAGGAACTCTGGTTTCACTTGAAGGGCCGGCTTGCAACATGTATGTTATTTCTTCGCCTCTGAGAGTTCGCTTAGTGATCGTCTCGACGACTTGCATCGGGTACACTTGATTCTTTTTTGAGAGAACCACGAACAAAACTTGTCCGATCGAGAACATCACACTCATCCCTCGTCAGTCATTTGAGAAACTTCAACATCGTCGGCCGAAAGAGGAAAAACGCCCATCGCAGGTGGAGCTGTAGGTGCGACAATGAAGTCTGGTGCTTCGTCGTCTACGGGAAGATCAGCATCTCCGAGAAGATCAGAAAGCTTCGACCAGAGTTTTTCTTCTACGTAGACTCTGTCTTCGACCTCTGCGAGGTGCTGACTCAATGTCTTTTTCGTGTCTGGAGGGAGAACAACTCCGAACAAATCTCTTAAATGAACTAACTCAGACTTAGTGAGACGAAGTTCATACGTCTTTCTCTTCTTAAACTTTTCCTTCATGGATTCTCCTGATACCTGCTGCCAGGCTGGTTGGGTTCGTTGGAATTCGAGCACTCAAACTTATGATTAGTGGCGTGTGGGCAACGCTTGTTTCCGCATTTGAAGCACAACACGAATGTGTACATTGCAGGATTCTCAAGACCTAATTCAGGTCTATCGAGACACTCGTAACAAGCGTTGCACCTCTCAGCGTTCATTGGTCTGTCGGGTCTGTGAGGGCTTCTAAGAAGAGATCGTATGTATCCCTGTGGTCAACTCCAGATTGGATCTTGATGACCTTGAGGGCAGCCTGCAAGGTCTTCATATCGAGTTTTTCCGAATATTCTTCGATGACGGTCTTGCGATCCTCCTTGAGGAGTTCCATCTCATTGTCGATGTTCTCGATTCGACCAACAAACTCCTTGACGAGATCACGAAGTGCATTGATCTCGTCAGGCTGAAGGTGTGCTACGTTGTACTGGGCCGGGGATTGCTTCTTCTTTGGCATACCCCTATGATACTAAGTAGAGGAGCAATTGTTCAGAGTGCCTTTATCTTTTGGATGACAGCCTTGAAGTCCTTGACGTACTGAGCATCTTCAGGAATTCCTGTCTTCAAGACAGTGCTGACTTGTTCCTCGAGATTCTTTATGTAGAACTCTTTCATCGCCTTGCGAACGCCGTCGATCAACATCTTCTCGGCTTTTTCTTTTTCTGCTCCCTGAAGCTTTTTTATCTTTTCAGCTTCTGGTATCTTCTTCTTGGACATCTTCTCAATGTCGTCGATTGTCCTTGCTTTCTTCAGGACGTCCTCAGCTTGTGAGTAGATTTTTTGAAGAGATTCTCTGTAGGTTTGGGTCGCAATTCTTTGAAGTTCCTTAACACGTGGATTATCGATGGCCTTATTGAGAAACTTCTTGCTCCTCATGATCTTTTCAGGTGTGATGTCTTTCTTTTCACCTGTTGCGTCTTCAAGTAGATGAGACTCACCGAAGAAATCACTGGGTGATTTTCCGTCAGATCTCTGAGTTTTCTTGCTCTTCTTTCGTCTCTCTTCTGTGTCTTCGTCTTCGCCCAAAGACCACCTGCCTGCGCTTATTGCCTTCTCTTTTACTTTATCGAAGAGCTCATCTGATAGACCTCCTGTGAGTCCACCAAGCATGTCTTTGGCCACGCCAGGACCTTTTTTTGCAGCAACTGAACTCAAGACAAGACCAGGGGATGCCATGAAAGCCAGCATGGAAGCGTCGGTGGAAGAAAGTGCCTTGTCAGTCTTTTCATAGACTTCTTTGTATTCCGACCTTATCTTTTCAATTTTTTCTTTCTCGTCGTCGAAGACTTCTGCGTAATTGTAGCCGAATCCCGGTATTATTGCTGTCAACGTTGATGCGAGAGCGACGTGTAGAAGAGTTTTCGTCTTCTGTACGACTTCTTTCGTCTTTCCTGCGGCAGTCTTGAATACGTCTACGAACGGTCCTATGAACGTGTCGTACATGTCTTCTTGAGATCCGAAGGACATGCCGTAAGCGCCGCCGCCACTGTAACCGTAGCTATCAGCAGAAACACCACCATCTTCCTCGTTCAGGATCTCTCTGACGTACTCTCTGAGAAGTTTCTCTTGATTCATCGTGCTCTAAATATACCTCGAGTGATGCATATTTAACTGAAATGAGAAATGTTGGATTAGTGCCCATGGCGGCGAAACCGTATCACGCAGGCCACGACGGTCTTGTAAGAATTGCATCACAAGAAAATGACGAAGTTCTGCTCTTTGTGTCGACCTCTGATCGCATGAGGAAAGGTGAGATGCCGATCTATGGTGCTGACATGCAGAGAGTTTGGGACGACTACATCGAGCCTTCATTACCCAACAATGTGACAGTTATTTATGGAGGCGTCCCCGTCCAACACGTCTATGAGGAACTTGAGAAGGCGGAGGCATCGAGGGATCGAACTGTCACCTTCAGGATCTATTCAGACATCGAAGACATCCTGAAGTACACAGACGCAAGCCTCACCAAGTCAGCACCGAGACTCTTCAGCAGGGGTCAGATCGAACGACGTGGCGTGGATCGTAACGAGACCGTCAACGTCAGTGGAACGAAGATGAGAGAGTATATGGCAAACGGCGACGTGAAGAACTTTAAGAAGTTCCTGCCAGAAGAAATTCGCCAGTACGCGCGGGAGATTCTCAGCATACTGACGAATAATGTCTGAGAAATTTATCCAATTCTAACGTTCACCTGCTGTGGAACTATACCTCTCTGAGTGTTCCTAACCTCAACGATGTATCTACCTTTTGTGGTAATGACACTGCACGTAATCTGCTTTGTTAAGCCCGGATAAGATATGTCAATCCGCCTTACTTCGCCTACAAGCGCAATTGCGTCTTTTTCATTTTTAATTTTTTCGACATGCCAGTTTCCTCCCCCCATATCTCTGGCATACCAGTAACCGTAACCATAGGCTGAGGCTAAGTAAGTCTGAACTTTTTTGTAGTCTTGAGATCCAACTGGCTCGAGATCAACAATTGAACTCTTTTTCGAAAATCTTTCTGGGGCGTCCGCAACTGGTGCTTTCTCTCCTCTCAAGACATTAGTGAAACCCTTGGCCGCCAGATTCTTGTTGACACCAAGCGCTTTTAAGAAGTCATCTGTCGGATGCTTGCCGGAAAGTACAATGGGCGCGCCACTTTTGTCCTCACTTTCGACAAAGCCGCCCGCATATCCTGTATTAGCAAATGTATCTCCCGTTGGATTTTTGAGAGAAATGTAGACAGTCTTTCCGTCTTTTGAATTTGCGTTCGAATCTGGGCGCTTTAATATAAGGGTTAAATCGGATATTACAGGTCCAACATTGGGTATACTGGAAAGTAAAGGTCTCGCTTGATTCTTTCCACCTGTCTGCAAGGAGTCTTTGATATTACGTGGATTGATTCCGATCTCTTTAAGAAGAGAAGCGATTCTTGGTGACACAATCCCGGATTTTAGATCTTCGGCCTCTTTGGCAATTGTGTCTTCAAAAACTTGACCCTCATTTCTTCCTCTCGTGAAGATAACAGGAAACTTATTGGCACCCTTGCTCACAATGTATGTTGGAAAAGTTCCACTGATGGAACCAGGAGCTTTTTTTGGTATTATTTTGTCAATTTTGAGACCAGCCTTCATCAGCGTCTTTTTAATTTCATCTTCTGAGAAGACGTGCGAACCTTCTGAAGGAGCAATTCTTATTTCTCTATCAGAAGCAACCTTGACTTCAAGTGGGGGAACACCCGTCTTTTTTCCTGCTGATACAATTAAATCTCCAACGGAACGTGCATCATTTGAAGTAATCTCAACAAGAGTGCTTACGATATATTCTTTTAACAGTTCGCTCATAGCTTCGTTCCCTTACGACCGTACTTAAATAGGCCTAAAATCTGGTTGGCAGCGGCAAAACTGCCCGTGAATTTGTAGGCGTTTCCCTTATATATGAAGACGACTCCCTCCATGGGAGAAGTGATGTTCTCAACGGACTTCAATTTGCCCATCTGTTGAGCTAGAATGGACATGGCGGTCTCGTCGCCACTTGCCTCGATGGCTGAAATGGCGTGTTGCACCTCGCCCTTCAGTCTCTCGACCTCCCGACCTGAGTCGTCGATGAGCGTGGAGTTGAGTCCTTTTAGAACCTCGACAGCAAAGTCGTTGATTGCCAACTCTATGGGTCGCACGTAACCCTTGAGGAGCACGGGAGAATTCTTTACAAATGCTGAGACCTTACCTTGGTCTTCTTTTGAGAGGTTTTTCTTGATGTCAACGACACTGGGTGCACCTTCGAGCCCGAGGCAACGTGAGACAACCATCTTCTCGGCTTTTGGTGGTAGAGAGAGACCTGCGAGGTCCTCCTTTAGCAGGACAGTGAGATAATCTCCCATCGTTGAAGAATCAGAGACGCCTGCGTCAGACATAGCAGCGTCTATCTTGGCAACCGTGTCTTGGTATATGCTGCCGTTCGATAGGTCTCTCATTCGAACCACCGATGGACCTCTCACTCTCCAACCGCTTGTGTCGACTGCCTTTTGCATCCTGTCGATGTTCTGCGTGAGGATGTCGACACCTCCAGCGTCGTCCTCGGACATCTCTACGTTGCCAGACCGATCTCTCTTGAAGACAGGCCAACCGTGAAAGACGAGGCTATTAGAGTCGTAATTGATGACGTTTGGATTCTTCGTGTAGACAATCTCCATGGAATACCAACGGTTGGCCGCAGGGCCGAAGACCTTCTGCTTCACCTTGACTGGAAGGGATCCAATAGCTCCCTCTAAGACCTTGAACGCTCCCGTGAAGGCCTCCTCAACCGATCCGCGGCCGGCGAACTTGGCAGCCAAAGCAGCAGCGTCCATGCCGCCTGCCTTGATGTCAGACCCGCGTGTCACCTTCACGGTGTCCTGAGACAAATCGTATGAGAAGACAAGGTTCATGCCGTCCATCTTCTCTGACACCTTCTCCAGGCGACCCGTGGAAGCCTTGCGAAGTATGGACTTGATCTCCTTGAAGGTGAGGTCCTTGTTGTCGTACAAATGTTGTAAATGTCCGACGAGACCCCCGCACAGCAATAGTTCCCTGTTATTTCCTACACTAGGTGAGTAATTTTCATGCATTAGCAAAACATTCCTTATAAATACGAAGAAGGTTTTCACATGTCATGTGACTCTTACGACTTTTTCTCTTATTTTCAGACGACGGGATGATTCTTAAGTTTGGTACGCTTGCAATTATCTCGGCAGGTATTTCTTTGTCGTAACCCTCGCGTATGGAAACAACATGATCTAAATCAAATCCTTTCCCACGCAAATGTGAATTTTCTAATGAATAGAAGTTCTTTAAGAAATTTTCGTTGGATAGTTTCCTGACTTCGTCTCTGTACAAGACAAATGGATCTTTGTCTTTTGAAGACAACCAACGTTTATTTCTTTCATTGGTTTCACGCATTTTCTCAATTCTTTTTACTTTATCTTCTTCGCTTGCTGAATTCCACCATGATTTTGTAGTTTCGCTCATTTTAGAACGATAATCATCACTAGACATCAATTTTCTATAGTTTCCGTCAGGCTGACTTCAGTATTCAGAAATAATTTTTCCTATTTCTGGATTGGGAATTCGTGTAGAAGCTTTTTCTCTAAGAATTTTTCGAGTACTTTCCGTGTGATTTTTTCCATAAAAGGGATTATTAGGGCCCGATTTTATTATCGATGGATCCTGAAGAGGTGCATTAGGATAAAGATCCCTATACTCTGCAACCGACAATTTATGTCTTACTAGATGATTTCTAGTAATCTGCTTTAATTCTTTGCTGCATATACAGCACTGTATCATAAAGATAACTATCGATCTAGTGTCCTATTAGTCCACCTAAATAACACTGTTACTCATCTTCCGATACCGGGTTGTTTTTTACAGCATGGCGCATTGCAGACTTGAGCTCCGCACGAAGTCGAGTGATCAACCTAGAGTAGTTAGCCCTCGCTTCTGTACCTTTTCTCTGACGGTCTCTCCATTTAGTCAGGTCTTCGATTCGGTTCTGAAGATCTCTCACGTGCTCTTCGGAGCCCCATTGAGCTTTGCCGTCCGTGATGTCTGCTTCTCTGAGACGACTCTCGAGAACGAGATTTATGTATTCCTTCAAGTTTTGGTTGCTCATTGGGCCCCTAGTGCATTTTTCATTGAAGATATTAGGTAATATTTGACGTGCCTCTCTGTGACCTCTTCAGACTCAGACAAGTTGAAGGCACTTCTCACGCTCTTGATTAAAGAGTCAGACATCTCGAGTGTGAGACGCGTGCCCTTCAAATCCAATTCAATCGTCTGTGCAACGTTCATGCTTACTTCTTCTTCGGTGTAATTGGAACTGGGCCGCTTGTGTCTTCAGATGAAGGTTTCTTCTCAGTCTTCTCCTTCTCAGGAGCCTTGATGACATTCGGCTTGATAGACTTTGTTTGCTTTTCACCAGAGCCCTTCTTCATCTTAACGTCAGGACCCGGATCAGCTGGATCGACTGCCTGCTCTGCTTCGACCTCACCTGTGACTATCTGAGAGAGACCTTTGAGAAACGCTAGGAGTGCAACCTTCTCGGCTTTGCTAAGGCTCTCAACGTATTCGTCAAGCTTTGAGGATATGGCAGAATCTTTAAACGATTTGCCGGACCTGATTGAGTTGAGCTTGTCGACGATGTCCTTCGTCTTGATCTCGCCCTTCTTGAGCTTTTCTTTTTCCGAGTCGACTGTCTTTGAAGTCTCGGGTTTTTCATCAGAAGGAGCCTCTTCACCGCTTGATTTTTCGTCTCCTCCGAAAAGATCGTCATCTTCTTCGCCGAGCATCTTCTGCTTCTCTTTTTCCTCGACAGCATTCTGATGAAGCTTAGATTTTAAGCTCTCTTTTACAATGTTGTCTATTGCTTCAGACAGTGACTTTCTCGAAAGTGATTTTGCTTTGTTTTCCATGGAACACCAATGTGTAATTATCGCCCAAATTTAATTAGATCGACTCCCAGAGTGCACATCTTATTTTGATGATCAAAGCTCATTATTTTAGGCGAAGAGATCTTAAAAGGGCCTTGCATAACAATCTCATCATCATCAAGGTGCATGTAAAACATCCTGCAGGATAGTCCGGTAGTCTTGAACTTCTTGATAACGCCAAATGCTTCATTTATGTTGACTCTAATGTCGAGCTTTATTTCAGTGGAGTTATTCTCAATTGAGAGCCCTGAAATTGAGCCAACTAATATATCAGCGATCTCTGCTTCTGTAAAGTCAAGAGTCGCAACTATGAAAGAATCCGAGAAATTTGACGCAGATTCTGCCTCTAATTCGGGCACCATTCCTAGCAGAGAATCGCTCATCAAGAGACGATCGGAAGTATCAATCATGAGAAAGACTATACACTACGTCCTTGAAAAGTTCATCTGCCCATCTAGCATACTCTTTGTCGAGTTCCGTAATCTGCTCTATGTCATGCGTCTGTAGTGTGAGAGTCACTGTATCTGACTGCAGAGTCATTGTGGAGTGGTGACCAACCTTCTCCTCGTATGCAAGAAGCTGTCTCACGAAGTCGTTACGTAGCTCAACTGAGAGAAATCTGTAGGTCTTTACAAGTGTGTTGTCAGCCTTCTTCCACTTGTCAGAGACGATCACAGGTACGTCTTTTCCACGAGGCATCACAGGAAGACGACCAAACTGCATGGGTCGTCTTGCCTTGTCTATGAACTCTTCGTGGAGCTGACGGAGCTGCTTCATAGGATGACGCAGCCTCCCACGACAGCAGCCTCAGTGAATGAGGAACCGTGCGTCCACACGTTCTTATTTCTGTCCACCACGCAGGAACCGCCCTTGAACTTGAGGTCACGCTCCTTGCCAACACGATTGGAAACGACCACGTTTGCCGAGGTCTCCTCAGAGAGTTCGACCCATGTGGAGTCTGGATAACCATAATCTGATCCCCAGTTGGTGAGTAGCGCGATTGTGTCCACGGATCCCTTCTTGTAGAAACGTTGTTCGTTCTTGTAGAATTTATACGTGTCTCTGTAGTTGTTCATCACATCGCGGCAAATGAGGACGCCTGTACGACCGGCTCGTGTCACTATCACTGGGTGAAGTTGCTCAGAAGACTCCGCCCAGAGGTTGTCTGAACCCCACAGGTTGTGCTTCTGACAATTCCCGACTAAACCGGAAGGACCAACAATGGCCGCAGAATTGTAGAATTTTCCTTCGCACACCTCGACATAACCGAACACGATGTGCGTGTTGAAACGGCGGGCTATTGGAAGAAAGGCCTCCGTTTGGTAGCCGTCACGAGTCTGTGAACAATCGGCTGCCTCACGCTTGTTTTCAAGGACATAACCACTGAGGCACAACTCTGGGAGGACGACCAGAGATGCACCTTTTGCGGCTGCCTCGAAGGCGAGCTGAGTTGCAGTCTGAATGTTGGCGTAAACGTCGTGAAGCTCAGGCTTGAACTGAACTGCGGCTACTATGGGATTGTTCATTTCTGCCTCATTGCATGTTGCTTAACACGTGCCGTGGCCTGCTCCTCAGACTTCATGTCGTGAAAACCGCCTGAACGCCTGAGGTTGAGATCCTTTGAAAGCAAAGATGTCCTACCGTTAAAGTTAGAAACGAAACTCAGGTAACCTGTCGAAGGAGACCAGTCATAGACGCCCTGATTCGTATAGACATACTTGTGACCGTCTTCTTCCTGCCATCTAAGAGGTCCGTTCGGATCTTGAATGACTACGGGATCTACGTCTTCGTCTTCATCGTCATCCCACGATGGGAGTGATTCAGAAATGACTTCTCGTATGACTTGTCTAAGTTCGGTTACCGTGAGTTTCATGTCAAACTGCCTTCATCTCACGCTTGACGTACTTGTCGAGGAACTCACGGAAGCCGTCGAGCTCAGAGACGATGTTTGGATGGTCCTTCATGAGCTGGACGTCTGCAGGTGTGAGCTCACCTGACTTGTTGAGGAAGTCGATATAATCGCTCATGGCAGTGAGGACAACAATCTGGAGTTGGTCCGGGTCCATTCCTGCAGCGAACTTGACCTTCGCCATTGCCTTCTCAGCCGCCTGTTTTGCTCCGGACTCAGATGCGTAACCAAGCTCTTGAGCGATCTGCTTAAACGAAGCGCCGCCGACGTCGGTCTGCATGACATTCTTTCTTTCGCGGCCTGCGACGGGAGCGTCGGCGCGCTCCATTTCCTCGGCATCAGCGTCGTCCTTCATTCCCTTTAGAGTCTTGGCAAGGTCTGCCTGCCTCTTATTGTGGGCTTTCATCCATTCGCCGCCGTGGACTCCCATGGGAATCTTCTTGACAGGAGGAAGCTCAGCCTCACTCAACATCTTACGAATCGTCAAACGAATGGCCTCTTCGACCTTCTTGTCACTTTTCATGTCTTCGTCCTCTTTCATGTCTTTTATGGCATCTTTTAATGCCTCGTAAGCTTCTGGTGCTTCGTCGTCGGAAAGTGAATTGACGACATCGCCCAATGCGATTTTAAGTTCTTTTCTGTTCTGCGGCTTGAAGTTAGGATTGCTCGGATCAGTCACAGAGGCAGATGGGTCGACCACGGCAGAAACTGATGCAGGGGTTGTCGACAAATCTCCTGTCGACTGCCAACCAACACCAGGATTGGCCATCAGTTCTCTAATGTGTTTTCTAACTTGTTCTTCACTTAATGTAATCTTTTTCATGGCGACTTGTTTGTGTCGGTCCAGCGACGACCGAAGTAGAGACTGAGTGTCGGGATGAGATATGCACTGCATGCTGCAGAATCAAAGCTCTTGAATGACACGGGACCAATGTGTTCAAATATCGACAAGATGTAGATGACTGTCGTTGTTGTGAACGCAACGGTAGCAAAAGTCGCAGACATAGAAGGATTGCCGTTCGTGTCGTTGATCCAAATTCTGGAAACGTTGGCTTTCTTATCAGGAGTTGCAACAGGCTCTGAAAGAATAGTCTCGTCTGACATTATACACCTCAGACTCTAAGTAGGTCTTTGTGCATCATTTAGCGACTTGCCCGATAGCAAATGCTGTCAAAACTGTCAAAACTATCCCGCTTGCAGCACCTAAAGTGAACCATGTTGTCCTGCTCGGTGCATTAGCTACCTCTTCTCTCAAAGCCCTGTTCTCGTCTTTGAGCAGATTGATGTTGCCTTCCTTCTCCTCGAGCAATGCATCTTTCTGAGTCAAGAGGCTATCGCATGTCGCCTTATTCTTGTCCAATTCGCCGTTCTTCTTGATTAGAACATCGTTGACAGCCTTTTGAACGATTACATCGATCTTCTCTTTCTCATGATCGTAATCAAACTTGAGAGAAGCAACAGCAGGTGCATTTAGAAGAACACCAGGCCATGGAGCAGGCTCGTTCGCGTTAAGAGGAGCTATAGTAGGCTCTTGAGGTGCCTGTGGTGTTGCAGCATACGCTGGGGTTGTGAGAGACACCAATAGAACAACAGCTGTTATCTTCTTTAGACTACTTCGCATTGTTGTAGACCTTGAAGCCAGTTGACTTTGAGAGCTCGTCTGCCATGACCTTAGGATTATTGCCATGATTGTCGACGAACGATGCAACACCGTCTTTCTTTTTCTTCTCAAGCTCTCTTATCTTGCTCTCATATTCCTCACGATTCTTTTCTAGTTCCTGTTGCATTCTCTTTACAATTTCTTCGTGACGATTTCGTTCTTCCGCTAGAGCATCGTTGACTTTCTTCACTCTCTGATCAGCTAGATTGCTCATTTGCTTCATCTGTTCAGAGTAGTCATATGCATTCTTTGCAATTAAGTTACTCCCGTAAGCTAGAAGTCCTAGCAGAGCTGACAAAGAAATTAAGTGTGGCCAAATCCTATTAAGCATCAGTTCGGTTTTTCCTTTTTGGTTTTATTGATTGAAGGAAGACTCACTTCTTCTGTGCCTACAGATGCAATATCAGATTTCAGTTGTTTTAGAAGAAATTCTTGGACTGTGTATAAGTCACTTATAGCTTTATTCTGATTGCCAACTGCTGTTATCAACAGGTCGACAGTTTCAGCCATCTGCTTTAACTCACTCGCAAGTATGGTAACACTCGCAGTCAAAATGCTAATCTCGTTCGGCTTCTCTTCCTTCTCAGTCTTCTTGAGAACTGATGTCAGAAAATTCAGCAGACTCTCATTCTTCGATTGATTGCTCGTCGTCATTTGTCTCTTCTAAGAGATTGTACATCATCTCGCTGTCAATTTTAGCGGCACGTGTAATTTGGTCTCTAATCGGCTTCTCAAGAGACGCCAAAAGCTTTTTCTTTGAAATCTTCTCGAGGAGCTTCTCTGATCTCGTGCCCTCGTTGACGGCCATTTCTGCTGCCTCCTGGAAAAGATCCTGCATTGTGACACCGTATCTAAAAAGCTTTTCACGAAGCAAGGTGTGAACCTCCTTCGTGAGTTTAACATGAACGCTTTT